GCACCCGCACGTTGCCCTTTGGACATCGCTCTTGCTTTTGCAATGGGCACGCATTTTGGATAATTTTTTCTTTTTTCGCCACCACTTCTTCCACACTTCGGGTATGAGCCATCTGATTTTTTGTTTGCAATATCTACCCAGTTCTGTTTGACCCATTCTCTAAGTCCTCCACCTTTTGAGTAATACGTTCTCACTAGATAACACCTTTGTAGTACTCGACCATACCTCCAGCAGCTTTTTTTGTTCTGCCTTTTTTACCACCTGGTGTAATTTTACCTGAACATACTGCAGAAGCGTACATGTTCGCGTATGCGGACGGGTATACTTTAAATTTTCGTTTCGCTGCAGCTTTACCTCTAGGACACAGTTTTGCCATTATATCTTTCCACCGTCTTTTTTATATTTCATTTTATTTCTAACTTCTTTTGGAAGCATTCTTAAACCTTTAAATTTTTTTCCTGGAGGTATATCTTTTAAACCTGATCCATCTGAATAACCCATTCTACGGCCCATCATTCCACCGCCCATTTTCTTTTCTCTATCTAATTCTTTACCTTTTTTAAATTTTTTCTGTGGTTTATCTTCTTTTAAAAGACCTTTGTATTTTTGTTTAGGGTTTTCTCCAGGTCTAATAGAATGAATGCCTTTACTACCTTTAAACTTAAATGCTCTTCCTGTATCAACTAAATTTTTTTGTTCTTTTTGAGCCTCACGCATCATTTTTCTACCAGTATCCATTTTATTTTGTGCTTTAGATACTGCATCAATTCTTTTTGAAGTTTCGTCTCTGTAAACTCTTTTTACACTTCCTGAAATATCTTTTGTAGGTTTTATAGATTTAATAGTTGGTGCAACTTTACCTTTAAAAAATTTAAATGCTTTAAAAAATTTACTAGCCATTATTTTTTTCCTCCGTTTCTAAAAATTTGTGTGCCCTTTATACCATATATCGACGCCACGACAAGGATCCAAAGGTTTGTGAACCATGACGGGAGCTGCGAAAACATCTCAAAAAATAGTTTTACCTTATCCATCGCTGTTGGGTCATCTGATATGACTGCATATGCAAGCACCAACACGGGCAAACTAAGAATTATCAAAACTGCCTCGTCTTTCCAGTCTGATTGACGGGCCTCTAACAATTTGCCCTGGTATTGCTCCTCACCACGTGCCATACGATCAGCATGTAAGAGTTGTGCCTCTGACATCGCCATTTTCGTTTTCTGCTTGTTAGCATAAATCTTACTTCCAGCAGAAACGGCTAATTTAATTGCCGATAACCACATAATTTAGTACCAAGTAGCTTCTTTTTTCTTTTCAGCTAACATTCTTTTAGTTCCTCTAACTTTTTCCTTGTCTCCAGTAGGAAGATAGTTGAAAGAACCATTAGATGTAGTCTTTGATCTAGGATCAATTTCCAAATTTTGTTCTGGAATTTTTATTTCCTTAGATTTTTTATAGTTCATCATATTATTTACCTTTTTTTACTCCTTTTATAACACCTTTGTTCTTAGATGCATAGAATATCTTTTCACCCTTCTTTTCGCCGTATTGTTTCTTCATGGATTTCATGATTTTTTTACCTTTTTTGTTTAATGGCATTAATCATCCTCCGTCATTACTACTGCTTTGTCAATTCCTGACTTTGCAAGACTGACTCCAGCTCGTAATTTTGCCAAATCTTCGTTTTGTTCCATTTTATCTTCTGCAATTTCACCTTGTTGCATTAATCTTGCTCTTGCAATGTCATTTTGAGCTTTGTCGTAGTCTTTTTTACGCTCATTTTCCATTGCACGTAGGTCAACTTCTCTTGATTTTAGTTTTAAAAGAGGATCAGAGTCAAATTGTGATGTAATTTTCTTCTCTTCCTTCATAAAATCTTCTGTCATTTCAGAAATTAAGATAGCTTTTCTTGCTTCAACCTGTTGAGTTAACTGTTGTAGCTGTTGTGCCATCGCAGGATCTTGTGCAGCCGCTGCTTGCATCTGTTGCATCTGCTGTAATTGTTCTCTAAACTCTAATTGTATCTGTTCTTGTGCCATCAAACTAATATGTTCTAAAATATTTTTTTGAATTGCAGCCATGACAGCAGGATTATTTCTAACCATGTTAGTTGCCATGAAATTTAAGTGTGCTGTAATGTGTGCTTGATGATCTTGACCAGGAAAAGCTTGAAAAGGTTTACCAGCCATTGCATTAATGTGTTCTAAACTTGGGTCCATCGGTGCAGTTGGTGCTGGTGGAGGTAAAATCGCATCAACATTTTTAACTCCAATTGCTTCATACATGTTTCTGTACACTTGATACAGGTTGTGCAGTTGTGGGTTTGATGTTGCTAGTTGTAATTCTGTCTGCGCCATCGTGATTCTCTGTGACATAGAAAAAATATTTGGGTCTGCAACTGGTACAACATCTATTCTGTCATCAAAGTCTGCTTGTTTAATTGTTCTTGCACCACCAATAACATCGTATGGATATTCTGGCGGCAAGTATTGTGAAATAATTTTACCTAATAATCTAAATTCTTGTTTCATAGCTGCATACAATCTTTTGTGTATTGCGCTCATGACTCTTGAACCACGCTCTAACAATGCAATAGTTGTACCAACAGCTGCGTTTTGTTTTGTATCACCAACTTGCATGTCAGCGATCGCAGCAAATCTTTGTCCTGCTTGAACTACTACACCTAATAATTGTAATAATGTTGGTGATGGTTCTTTGTATGGTAATGGAAAGAATGCATCTCTTAAACTACCACCCGGTGCATCAACATCTTTAAATTCACCTGGTTGTATCGGAGCTGCTTCATCTCTAACTCTTACGCCTCTTTGTTTAAATCCTGCAGGTAGGTTTGCTAATGTTCCTGCATCTAACAATTGACGGAGAGCAGAAGTTGCAGTTCTGCTCAATCCGCCAATCATATGAATGAGTCCAAAGCCATAAAATCCTAGTCCTGGCAGAAATTTGAAGTGGACGAAGTATTGGATCTTATTCTTCTTCGGATCATTGGGCGCATAGTTTCTCCGTATAGAGAGTACTACTCGGCTGCCTTCTTCTACAGTTACTATGTAGGGCAATTTTATTCCAGTCGGTTGATTTTCTGCATCAACCTCCTCAAAACCTTCTAAGTCTAAATTAACATGACACTCTAACAAAGTATAAATCGGTTCTTGTTTACCAGATTTTTTTGTGCCATCTAAATCTCGTTCTTTTTTTTCCACCTCATTTTGAGTTGTTGTATTAGGTGGACCTAATTCTACATCTCTGTAAAAACCACTGACTTGTTGTTTTCTCAACTCATTCTCAGAGATTTTTACAGTATGTATTACTGATTCCGCATCATCCAAACTTGTTGCTGTGTATGGCACAACTAATTCATCTGCAGGTACAAACTTTGATACCACTCTTCCAAGTGGAACATCATAATAAACTTTTTTAAATGTGGATCCTGCAAGTGGTAAATGAAATAACATAGAATCAAATTCTGGTTCATATTCTTTCATTTCATCCATAATAAGATAATTCATATAATCTTTTACACGTTGTGATTGTTGCTCTGTAGCTGGCGTTTTAGCTCCAACCACCTGTGTTCTTACTGGTCCGTCGGCTGGTAATAATTCTTTATATGCTTGAGCTTGAAACTGTGTGACTGCTTCTGCTAATACTGGGTGTGTTGCACCTGAAGCTCCTTGAAATGGTTCGGATCTATTTTCATATTTAAAACCTAAAAGATCTAAACCTTGTGTGTATGATTGCTCCCATTCTTTTCTTGACATTTTATAATCAAGATAATTTTGAACCATGTCACTACCGATAGGTGATAGTATTTCATCTGGTAATATATCTGCTAAATTATCAAAATGAGATTCTGTACCTGGTACATTGATTGCACCTGGTTCAAAATTTAATGTAACACCACCATCTTCTTCTGGTGTAACTTCTACTGGATTCTGTTCTACTGTTTCCTGAACATCAACTTCAGCAACATCTTCTGGTTTGATCTCTACTTCAGCTCTTGTGTTCGGGAGTCCTTTATCTATATCTGCCATTTATACTCCTAAAGTTTCTTACCACGTTTATAGATACCTGGCAACCCTTGAGGTTGAGGTCCTGATTCTGGTGCCGGTCCTGATTTATCACCTATTAAACCACCGTCTCTAGCACCTTCAAATGCAAGAGCAGATTGTTCAGCTCTTAAATTTCGTCTTTGCTCTGGTGTCATTGCTTTTAATTCACCTATTCTTTTTTTAGTAAACTTACCTGCTTGATATAATCCTTCTGCACCTAATGATGCAATACCAAGTGGTGATGCTACTCTTGCTATACGCATAGCCATTCTAGGATTAAAACCTAAATTAAATAATCTTTGTGCAGCTCCCATCTTTGCAGATTGTTTTACAAGTGCTGGTGCAAAAGCTGCTTCTGCTGCAATACTAGCTCTATCAATTGAGGATGTTGGATCTACACCAAAACCTGCTGTTAACGCTACAGCTCCTGCTGGTGTAGGTATGGTTGAAAAAGCTTTTCCTAAAACACCTGGACTAAACATAGGGTTTGCATATAATCTTGCATCCCCAAGCGCAGCCGCTCTTTCAACTTTAGCTCTAACTTTTGGATCTTTAAAGTCTTCAACAATTTTAGGTATAGGATTTAAATTTTTTGGTATTTTAAAAGAATATTTTTTAGTTTTAAAATTTTCATTAAAAACATTTTGATATGTTTTGTCTAAATTTTTATAATTTGCTATTGTTTTACTAGGTGCATTTAAACTAATTTTTGGTATTTCAATTTTTTTAGCACCACGTCTTTTGTTTTTATTAATTTTATTTTCAAATAAAGTAGCTTCCTTATTGTACTGAATTTTTGCTGTTTTAGCTTGTTTTGATTTTGCACCAAACTTTTGAATAGCTTCATCTAAATTTCTTTCTAATGTTCCAGCTCTGCTATCCCAACCTGATCCTGCAAAACCTCCTTTTACACCTCTATTTATATCTTGTTTTATTATCTGACCAAAAATAGAATAAGGACTAGTGCCTCTTTTTAAACCTGTAGCCGTAGCTCTAGCTTCATCTATATCAAAAAGACTTGTGTCATAAGGAGCGTCTCTATAGATTTGACCTTTTGGAACTTTTATACTTTCTCTAGTAAAAGGAACACCTGTTGCAAGTTCTGCTGCTTTTGTTTTAGCACCAGGAAGTGATGCAGCTATCTTTCTTGCGTTATCTATATTTGTAGGTTTAATACCAGGAACACCTGTTCTATCTCCTGAAAAAGCTGTAGCTAAATTTTCTAATCTATCAATTGCAGTTGCTTTATTTACTTTTAAAATATTTGCTGCCTCTGTAATTGCCTCATTAGTAAGCACTCCTGTTTTAAAAATATTTTTAATTGTTGGGTTTTTAGATAGTTCAAGTATTTCAGCATTAATTTTTTTTGGTCTTTCTTTTATATTAAAATCTTTAAAAGATTTAGGTGGAGATTTTGCAACTCTTTGGTCTCTAACTTTTTTTGCTTCGGTTAAACTTTTAGTATAAAAAGGTTTTTCAGTTACCATCTTTCCGTCTTTCATTCTTTGAACTTGAACCTGATAAGTAACACCATTAAACTTTATATGTTTTTGATCTTTGACACCTACATAATTTCCTCTGTCAGGATTAACTGGTCTATTTTTACCTTTTTCAATTCCAAACTCTTTAAGTTTGTCATCTCTAAACTTTACAACTTCTTTTAATGGAGTGCCTTTAGGAAAAGTTTTATTAAAACCCCCACCTGCTTCAGTTGTAAATCTATATCTACCATAATCAGTTAATCTTATATTTTTAGGAAGTCCCTCAGCGAACCCGATCCTTCCACCATCAGCTTTTGGATTACGTTCCATAAATGCATTGATTGCTTCTCTGTCTGATATTTCTTCTTTAACTGGTGGTTGTTCAACTTCGTCTGCTGTTTTGATTGCGGTTTGAGGAATCTTCTTACGAGTCAGATGACCCATCATAATATTATATGCTTTGATACCTAAAGTTTTTTTGACAGACATTATTCTCCTAACATGTAGGCAAGTCCACCTGCAGCTTTTTTAATTGGTGGTGCAGATTTTGTAGCTTCTTCTATAATCTCTGATACGTCTTCAATTCCTTCTTCAACATCTTTTAATTTACCTTCTCTATCTGGTCTTACAGTTATTTCTTCATACTCATCTGCTATCATTCCATCTTCCGTAGGTCCACCTTTTTTAAATCTCATAGATTCTTCTTTGTAACCAAACTCACCCATGTCATCTGTTTTTGTAATAATAGTTTCGCCTGGTTCACCAAATGCATTTTCTCTTAACTCATAGTTTTTATATTTATAAGTTTGTTCAACTCTTGGATCAGCAACTGAATCATCAACTGATTTTCCAAATCTTTTAATCTTATCAACTAATGCAAAGAAATAATCTGGCGCTTGTTTAACAGTTTCTTTAACTGTCTCGATTGCTTCTGGCGCTTGTTTACCAAGACCAAGTAGACCAGTTTTTACTGCACCGATTCCTGCACCAACTGTTCCCATAGTTTTTAAAAATGCTCTACGTGCTTTATCAATAGAACCTAACTTATAGCCAATACGACCACCGTCTGCCATAAACTGATTGTATCTTTCAACACCCATATCATCAATTGCATCTTGTTCTGAAAAATACTCTTTACCATCAATTACAAACCCACGTCTCTCATTAGGATCAGGATCTGCAAAATCATATATTCCAGATTTAAATTTTGATTGACCAGCACCAAAAATACCTTCACCTGTATCGTAAGTTCCTTTAGGATTAAAATAAATTCCTGAGTTAGGGTTTAACATCATAGTTCTTCTTAAACCTTCTTGATATTGAGCAAATCTTTCAGCAGGTGTTTTAAAAAATTTTTCCATTGCAAATGGACTTGTGCCGGGTGCTACTCCTGTAAAACTTGCTATACCACCACCTGTAGGACCTTTACCTCCAGCAGGAACCGCTATTGGTGCACTCATCATTCCCATGTCACCAAAATTTTTTTGTAAAGTATTAAAATAAGCTAAAGCTTTAATTTGTTCTGGCTCTAAACCCATGTTTGTAGCTGCACCATATTTTTGTGCTTCGTTCATTGCTAACTTAGGATTATTTAAATTATATTCAGTTTGTTTTCTTCCATACATTTCTCCTAATTGACCTATTTCTAATCCTTGAGTTTTACTTCCTTTACGTATTCTTTCATTTATATTTCTTTGAATTTGATTTAACTTAGTATTTTGTTCTAATGTATTTTGCATTCTTGGATCTACTTTAGGAGAACCATCTTGATAGCCAGCACGTCCACCATCTGCTTTTTTATCTGGATCTTTTTTAAATGGTACAACGTTTTTATTTTTCAAAGCTTCCTCTGCTTCTTTTTTTCTTTGTTTAAGACTCTTAGGTCCTTTTTCGGTTGTCTTAACTAAATCAGAAAATGGGTTGTCTGTTTTCATTAATGCTTTTTTTAAACTCTCAGAATCTATTCCTGGTGCCGGTTCACCTCTTGGGTGTTTACCTGTTCTTTGTATTTCTAATATTTCTTCGAAA